GATCAGCTCAAGCTGGCCCTCGACCTGCAGGGTACCGAGCAATGGATCATCGATCAGGGCCATCGCCCCGACATCACAGCGGCTGAGGCCTTTGAGCAGCACATCTCAGCAGCTCAGGCCAAGGCCAGGGACTTCGACGCACGCAAGGCCCGCAAGCGCTTCGATGGCGCGGCCGCGCACAACCCACACCCCGGCACCCCCCTCGACAAGCTCGAATCGCGGCTGAGGTTCCACACCCGGACTGCCAGGCCGGCGCTGCCGCCTAGAACCACTGCTCTGGCTTCCTCGCCTAACGCCAAGACGATCGGTGAACTGGAGTCGGAACTAAAGGAAGCACGATCCACGCTCAAGGGGCTCCAACCAAGCTCGCCAGATCTCGAGCGCACAAAGGCGAAGATCAAAGGCCTGGCCAAGCAGGTCTCTGAACTCAACCAAGGAATCTCGTCATCACCCGGCAAGCTGCAGCCCGTGGACGCAGCTGAGCTGCTCACCATGCTTCGCGCACAGGCTGGCTCCGACCGGATCCGGTTCAACCGCTTCTCTCAACAGATCGAGATGGACGGCGCCGTGCTGGAAGGCGCGGAGCGGTTCTACCTCTCGCTCGCTGAGCAGGGCTACAAGGTCTCCAAGGAGCTCGCGGTGGACTGCCTAGTCCAGGTCGCGCACGAACACCCCTACGACCCCGTGGCGCTCTACCTGGAGCACGTCGCCGCCACGGTTGAGCCGGCCTACATCGGCGGCCTAGCAAGCGCATACCTCAGGCCCGAAGACGCAGACTTAGGCAAAACCACCATCTACGACCACATGATCCGGTGCACCCTCATCGGTGCCGTAAAACGGATCTTTGAGCCGGGCTGCAAACACGATACCGCTTGCGTCCTGATGGGTGAGCAAGGCGCCCGCAAATCATCCTTCTGGTCTGCCCTCGGCGGCGCGTTCTTTTCTGATGCCCTAGGCGACATCTCCAGCAAAGACGACCTAATGGTTCTGCACCGCTCATGGATCATGGAATGGGCGGAACTCGACCACATCATGGGCCGAAAGCACGCCGGCCAGATCAAATCTTTCCTTTCGCAATCGACCGACCTTTTCCGCGTGCCCTACGGCAAAGCAACCGAAGCATTCCCTAGGCGCGGGATCATCGTCGGCTCAACTAACCGCTCAACCGGTTTCCTGCAAGACGACACCGGTAACCGCCGGTTCTGGGTTGTTCCTACCACCTGCACCGAAACCAATCCAATCGACACGCCTAACCTCATGGCCGAACGGGACGCCATCTGGGCTGGTGCCGTCAAGGCCTACCGCGACGGTGAAGCCAACTTCCTGCCGCCTGAACTGGCCACGATCGTCAGCCAAGAAAACGAAAACTATCAGGTGGAAAACCCGTGGAAGACGCCCATCGTTGACTGGCTGTCCAGGCCTAGCAATTTCAACGCTGAACTCACGTCAGAGACGATCCTCAGCAAAGCCATCGCTAAGCCCACTGAACGGCAGACCCGCGCCGATCAAATGCAGGTGGCCACCATCATGCGCGAACTCGGCTACGGCAAGGCTCGGCGCAGCGTTGCTGGTGTCCAACGTTGGGTGTTCACCAAGGGCTGAGCAGCTGCTAACCATCGCCCCATGAGGTCGGCAACTTGCTGACCTCTTTTTTTGTCTCATCCTGGGACCCACCCTGGACTGACGGGATTGCCAACCTGGTCGGCAGAGGTTAGCAGCGGCAAATCGGCTGCGGCGCATGGCGTCTTCTACCCTTGCTAACCTTCTAACCTCTTAAGAAGAATTGATAAAAAGAGGGGAGATAGGGGGGTAGGAGGCAGGAATAGCCGTTTTCCTGCCTCCTAAGACAAAGGTTGGCAGAGGTTGGAAGTTGGCAACCCCCTGGATCCGTTGCCCACCCGCAACACATCCGCTCTCGGCAGGCAAACTGCAGCAACAGCAACAGACCGGGTGACGCTCAGCAAGCTCCAGCTGATCCGCCACAGCCCTGAGCTGTTGGAAATCCGCATCCCCTACAGCCGCGCTGATCCGCACGAGTTCCTACTCGCATCAGACATTCACCTCGACAACCCACACTGTGACCGCGAGCTCCTGCGCAAACACCTCAAGCATGTTCAGGGTCGTGGCGGTCACGCCCTCTTCTTTGGTGACATCCTTTGCCTGATGCAGGGCAAGAAAGACCGTCGTGGCTCCAAGGGCTCCATCCGCCCTGAGCACCTCGGTAGCAATTACTTCGATCTGGTATTCAGCGAATGCGCGGAATGGCTTAAACCCTTCGCGCAAACCATCCTGATGATGAGCGATGGCAACCACGAAACCGCCATCATCAACCACAACGAAATCGACCCGCTTGGCAACATGACCCGCCTCATGCGGGATCGCTACAGCTCACCGGTCGAGCACATGCGCTACCAGGGCTGGATCTGGTTCACCTTCTACCGCCCTGGCAAAACCCGTGGTGAACGCATCCGCCGCGTTGCCCTGTTCTTCCATCACGGTGCATGGGGCGGCATCGTGACCAAGGGCACCCTCGGTGGCATGCGTTATGCAGCCGTCGCAGAGGCCGACCTCTACGTCAACGGCCACAACCACGAACGCACCATCGTTTCCCACCCGTGCTACCGCCTCACGGCCGCCGGCCGCCAGCGCATCGCACAGCGCTGGCACGTCCAAACCGGCACCTACAAGGAAGAGTTCGCAGAAGGCGCTGGCTGGGCCGTCGAGCGCATCGTCATGCCCAAATCGCTGGGTGGTGTGTTCCTCCGGCTCAGGCCCACCCCAGACGGAGTTGACGTGGCCCTGGAGCCCGCCACCTGATGCGGTTGCCCAACAGCAACGCATGGGGCTAAGCTGTAGCCGATCACCGCACCCGCACACCAGTGCCAGCTGCAGCCGCTATCCAGGCCGCCCAGCGCATTGAGCACTGGCCCCTTGACCGGCTGGTGCCCTACGACCGCAACGCACGCACCCACAGTCCTGAGCAGGTCGCGCAGATCGCCGCCTCCATTCAGGAGTTCGGATTCACCAACCCAATCCTGGTGGACGGCAAGGACGGCATCATCGCCGGCCACGGCCGCCTACAGGCCGCCCGTGAGCTGGCCATGGCAACCGTGCCCGTGGTGGTGCTGGATCACCTCACGCCGGCGCAGAAACGCGCCTACGTGCTCGCGGACAACAAGCTGGCGCTCAATGCGGGGTGGGATGACGCGCTGCTCGCCGAGGAGATCACCGCGCTGCACCTGCAGGACTTCGACCTGAGCGTGCTTGGGTGGTCGGATAAAGAGCTGGCGGGAATACTGGACCCGGACGGAATTGATGATCTTCCCCCCGGCGCAGACGACCCCGGAAAGGAGTACGAGCAGAAGTACGCCGTGGCCGTGGAGTGCGCCGACGAGACTGAGCAGGAGCGGGTCTACGAAGACCTAACTGCTCGCGGGATGACCTGCCGGCTGCTGACGGTATGAGGATTCACGCCACCGTCAAAAGCCCCGTCTACAAGGGCTACCGCGCCGCCAGGGTGCGGTCGATGTTCAACGTCACTGAGAGCGACGGCGCCAGCCACACCGTTGACGTTGACCTACCGATCGAGGGCACCGACTGGAAGATCGGCCTGGTGGTTGGCCCGAGCGGCACCGGCAAGACCACGATCGGCCGCGAGCTGCTTGGCGGCGGCAAGCTGCACCAGGGCTTTGAGTGGGATCCCGAGAAGCCGATCATCGAGCAGATCGGCGCCGGCCAAGACTTCACCGCCGTCACCGGCGCCTTGTCGGCCGTGGGACTGGGCACGGTGCCGTCGTGGCTGCGGCCGTTCCACGTGCTGAGCATGGGCGAACGGTTCCGGGCCGAGATGGCGCGGATCGTGATCGAGGAGCCCGAGGCGATCGTGGTTGACGAGTTCACCAGCGTGGTGGATCGGCAGATTGCGCAGATCGGTGCGTCAGCGTTCGCCAAGGCGTGGCGCCGCACGAAGGGCCGGATCATCCTGCTGAGCTGCCACTACGACATCATCGAGTGGCTTACGCCCGACTGGGTTCTCGACACAAAGTATTGGCGATTTGCCAGGGGGTGTCTTCAACGTAGGCCAGATATCGACATCGACATTTACGAAACAAGTTCTTCAGCAGCGTGGAAATTTTTTAAGCCGCATCACTACCTAGACCTTCCTAATCCTGTGTGCGCTACATACTACATTGCGGAGCACAAGGGTGAGCCGGTGGCGCATTTGGCGGTGGCTCCTGGCACCGGCGTGAAGTACGCACGGCTTACCCGACTGGTAGTAATGCCAGAGTGGCAAGGCGCTGGCGTGGGAATGCGGTTTCTTGAGTATGCGGCGCGGCGCTGGTTTAACGGCGAGAACCGCTACGGCAAGCGGATGACCGGCATCATCCACACCAGTCATCCCGGCTTGGTCGCGGCGCTAGCCCGGAGCAAACGGTGGGTGCTGAGCAGTCAGCAGATGGGCGGCGGGGATCGTGTCAAATCAAACGCCAGCCTCACGAAGAGCAGAGCGTCCGGCAAGAATAAAGTCGGCGGCGGCTACGGCGGCCACCTCCGCGCAGTCTCCGGTTTCCGCTTCGTGGGAGACCGGGCGTGAAAGTCTTCCTCTGCGGCACCCGCTACTTCGGCCAGCGCGTCTTCGAGTCGATCACCGGCGCCGGCCATGACGTGATTGGCGTCTGCGCTCCGGTGGGCGATCGGCTGCACAAGGCCGCTGTCCGCGCCGGCACCCAGCACGTGTTGCCGTCCGGCACCCTCAACGCCGACACGATGCCCGACGGCGCGGACCTGATCGTGGCCGCGCACAGCCACGACTTCATCGGCGCCGGCACGCTCCGCAAGACGGTCCTCGGCGGCATCGGCTACCACCCGTCCCTGCTGCCGCTCCACCGCGGCCGTGACGCGATCCGCTGGGCGATCCGCATGGGCGACCGGGTAACCGGCGGCTCGGTCTACTGGCTGTCGAAGAACGTGGACGGCGGGCCGATCGCTGCGCAGGACTGGTGCTTCATCCCGCCCGGCGCCGACCCCGGCGAGCTGTGGCGCGAAGTGCTGCAGCTGATGGGCCTGCGCCTGATCTTGCGCACCCTGGACGACCTCTCTCGCGGCGTGGTGGTGGCTGTTCCGCAGGACGAGCGGCTGGCGACCTGGGAGCCGTCACTGGATCAGCCGCCGATCTTCCGGCCCGATCTCCCGCGCATCGGCGCCCCGGCCGGCTTCACCTACGTCACGTCGGGTCTTGACCCACGTGCTCATGCTGCGGGCGCTGCGCACCAGCCACTCGGCGAATACTCGGTCGCGTCGGATCGCGATCTTGCGGTGATGGGGATGACCTGATGGCCGCCAAGGACACCTCCCGAGCCGAGTTCGAGATGCGCGTTCGCAAGTTCGCGCAGATCATCGCCAACGGTGGCCGCAGGTCGGACTGTGTTCGCTTTGCCGCCGAAAAATGGGGGGTCGGCGAGCGGGTCTGCAGCGACTACCTGGCCGCCGCCCGCGACCAACTCCGCGCCGACTGGGACCTCGAACGCCCGCAGATGATCGCCGATCTGCTCAGTCAGTGCAGCACCCTGCAGCTGGAGGCCCGCAAGGCGAAGCAATACCACATCGCCCTCGGCGCGATCAATACTGCCGCCAAGCTGGCGAAGCTGGTGTCATGAGCATTCTCACCGCCGATCGATCAGGCGGCCACGTGCTCGCAGACCCGTTGCAGGTTTCAACCCTGCCACTGTCTGAGCTATACACCAAATCCTTCGGCGACTACATCGCCACCGTTTTCCCCAGCTTCACCTTCACCCGTCACACCAACCGCCTGATCGCCATCGCCCAGCGTGTTGCTGATGGTGAACTACCACGCCTGATGGTGGAACTCCCGCCTAGGCACTACAAGTCCACCATCTTCAGCCGGTTCCTGCCTGGTTACTTCCTCCGCCGCTATCCCGATCGCACCTGGGGCCAGGGTGCTAACACCCAGACGCTCGCCGCAGAGTTCGGTGAGGCGGCACGGGATTACTACCTCGCCTCTGGTGGCACACTGCACCCCTCCAGCACCGGCAAGGATCGCTGGAAGACCGCTGGCGGCCTGGGTGGGTTCTGGGCTGCAGGCGTCGGCAAAGGAACGGGCTTGCCGGCCGACTTCCTCAACGTGGACGACCCGATCAAGGGGCGGGAGGAAGCTGAATCTGCCGCCTACCGCAGGCAGCTGTACAACTGGTGGTCAACCGTCCTGAACACCCGCGAGGAACCGGGCGGCATCAAACTGATCACCCACACCCGCTGGGCAGAGGCCGACCTGATCGGCTGGCTGCTGCAGCAGGTGGAGCAGCTGGAACGTGACGGCGACGGCGACGCGGCTGAGCCCTGGCACGTCATCAGCCTGCCGATGATCGCTGAGCCGGTGATCAAACCCCTGCCGACCCTGGTCACCCGCGA